ATGCGGCAATTGAGCAGTTAATAGAGAAGTATTTGGTACGCAATCGTGCGACAAAGGAAATTTATGAAACTCCACAAATCAGATACATCATCGCGGCGGCAACGGTATTCCATAAAGAAGAGCCGAATAGTGCAAGGATGCGATATATTAAAGAATATTATAATGCAGCCTCAGACGGGCTTTTTACGCTTGCTACTCCAGTACTTGCTGGGCTGGGTACTCCTACTAAGCAGTTTTCTAGTTGCGTTCTTATTCGTAGCGATGATGACTTGGACAGTATTTTTGCTTCAGGGGAAATGATGGCCAAGTATGCCAGTAAACGTGCGGGGATTGGACTGGAGATCGGTCGACTACGCCCATTGGGCTCCCCAATTCGCGGTGGCGAAATCATGCATACTGGTATGATACCATTCTTAAAGAAATGGTTTGGAGATCTTCGTAGTTGCAGTCAAGGAGGTATTCGCAATGCAAGTGCTACTGTATTTTATCCCATTTGGCATCATCAGTTTGATGATCTTATTGTTCTTAAAAACAACCAAGGCACAGAGGAAACTCGAGTCAGACACATGGACTATGGAGTTGTCCTTAGCAAGTTCTTTTGGCGCCGTTTCAAGAACAAGGAAAACATCACATTCTTTGATCCGAATGAAGTACCCGACTTATATGAAGCCTTTTATCGTAACACAGAGAAATTTGAAGAACTGTATGTAAAATATGAAAAGCGTACAGACTTACGCAAAAAGACCATGACTGCTGAAGAAGTATTCAAAGGCGGTATAGTTAAAGAACGTACAGATACTGGACGTATCTATCTAGTGTTTATCGACAACGTGCAGAATCAAGGACCATTCGATCCCGAGTATCATACAATTTATCAAAGTAACCTTTGCTGTGAAATTCTATTACCTACAAAATCTTTTAAACGTCTTGATGACGTGGATGGTCGAATTGCTCTGTGTACTCTTGGTAGTATCAATTGGGGTGCTTTTAGAAATCCTGAAGACATGCGTCGTGCTTGTCGCATTCTTCAACGTAGCCTTTGTAATATTTTGGATTACCAGGATTTTCTATCTATTCAGTCTAAGTTAAGTAATGATGAAATACAACCATTAGGTATTGGTGTAACTAACCTTGCCTATTGGCATGCTAAACGTAGTATGAAGTATGGCGAGAAAGATGCTTTGCAAGAAGTTAAAGCATGGATGGAACATCAGGCATTTTACTTAACAGAAGCAACAGTCGAATTAGCACGAGAGCGCGGTTCTTGTACACATAGTGAACATACAAGGTACGGGCAAGGTATATTTCCATGGGAACTACGTGCTGATGGAGTTAATGAGCTAGCAAACTTTACTCCAGAACTTGACTGGGAAACACTACGCACTAACATGAAACAATACGGAGTTAGAAATGCTACACTTATGGCTGTTGCTCCAGTAGAGTCTAGTAGTGTTGTTATTAATTCAACTAATGGAATAGAAATGCCTATGAGCCTTATTAGTGTTAAGGAATCAAAGGCAGGTTCATTCATTCAAGTTGTGCCAGAATACCATAAGTTAAAGAACAAATATCAACTCATGTGGGAGCAAACAGACTGCGATGGCTATATTAAGACTGCCGCAGTTTTGGCCGCATACGTTGACCAAAGTATAAGTACTAACACGTTTTACAATCCAGCGCACTTTGCAGATCGCAAAGTTCCAACTACATTGATTGTTAAGAATTTAATGCAAGCTCATATGTGGGGATTGAAAACATTCTACTACAGTTTGATTAACAAGCTAGGTAGTAAGGCAGCGGCAGAAGATGCTCCAACAATGTTAGAACCTATAAACTTCGACGACGAAGAAGATTGCGAGGCATGTAAACTATAATGTTAGAAACTATTTGTGATATATTAGTAGACGCATATAAGCGTAATTGGATTACCAGTCGTGACGGTAACGTAAGTATACGACATCACGACCGTGATCATTTCTATATTACACCTAGCGGTGTGCGTAAGCAGACCTTACAACCTGATCAGTTTAAGAAGATCGGCCTTTCCAATGATAGGTCTTACTGGCTGGACTTGAAGTATACAGACATTAGTAAGAATTTAACACCTAGCGGAGAAATACCCTTACACTTTGGATTGCAACGAGCAATGGGACAGCATAGTAATGAAGTTCGTGTTGTAGTACATGTTCATCCTACTTACTGTATTGCGGCCATGCATGCCGGCATTGACCTAAGTACTATCAGTGATGCGTTTCCGGAACTTAATCGCTATACAAAGGTAGCACCCAATGTAGGCGATGTCGCTCCTATTAGTCAAGAGCTTGCTGATCAATGTTTTGAAAAGTTAGGGTTAGACGAACAAGGCAATATAAAATATGATATAGTAGGCATCAAAGGCCACGGGGTAGTTGCTATTGATACAAGCCCATGGCGTGCCTATGAACATATAGAACGACTAGAACATATTTGCAAGATAGTACTTGCATCAGGAAAATATTAATGAGCAAAGAGCAATATAATTTAAGCATAAAAACAGATTACCTTAATCGCAAGATGTTTCTGGACCCAGCAGGTCCTGTAACCGTTCAACGATTCGAAGAGGTTAAATACAAGAAGATTGCAGACTTTGAAGCGACAGCACGAGGCTTCTTCTGGCAACCCGAAGAGATTAGTCTTTCAAAAGACGCCAACGATTTTAAGGATGCGAGCGATGCGATTAAACATATTTTTACTTCAAATCTTTTACGTCAAACAGCACTTGATAGTTTGCAAGGCCGTGGACCGACACAGGTATTTACTCCAGTGTGTTCCCTGCCCGAACTTGAAGCACTCATGTACAATTGGGGCTTCTTCGAAACCAACATCCACAGTAAGAGCTACAGCCACATAATCCGTAACGTCTACAACGTGCCTAAGGATGTGTTCAATACTATCCATGACACTAACGAGATTGTTAACATGGCAAGTAGTGTTGGCAACTATTATGATCGACTTCATAAGATTAACTGTCAGTGTGAATTAGGCAAAATGCCTGACTTTAGAACTGACCTAGAAATAGAGAAGGCATACGTCAAAGCAATTTGGTTGGCATTACATGCTAGCTATGCTTTAGAAGCGTTCCGTTTTATGGTGAGCTTTGCTACTAGCTTGGCAATGGTCGAGAATAAGATCTTTATCGGCAATGGTAACATTATCAGTTTGATTCTACAAGACGAATTGTTACACAAAGGGTGGACTGCATACTTGATCAATCAAGTTGTCAAAGAAGATCCACGCTTTGCTCAAGCAAAGATAGATTGCGAACAAGAAGTCTATGCGTTGTACGTAGACGTTATCCGTGAAGAAAAGGAATGGGCTGACTACTTGTTTAAAAAAGGTCCGGTTATCGGATTAAATGCAAACATTCTTAAAGACTTTGTTGACTATACAGCAGTTGGTGCATTAAAGGATATTGGTATTAAATATCAAAGTCCGGCACCAAAGTCTACTCCAATCCCTTGGTTTAACAAACACACTGATACAAGTAAAAAACAAACAGCGTTACAAGAAAACGAATCTACTAATTACGTTATCGGTGTGATGGGTGAAGGCATCGACTACGATGCATTACCGGCACTATAATAGGAGGTTACTATGGTAGCAAGAAACGATATCACAGGCGATTCGATTCAAACTAAAACTGTTAGTAATGCGTATCGAGATAATTACGATTTAATATGGAAAAAGGAAAAGAAAAATGAAAGCAATAGTTTGGAGCAAGAATCAATGCCCGTACTGCGACCAGGCGAAGAGCCTGTTGAAACTAAAGGGAATTGATTACGAAGAACGCAATGTTCAAACAACTTGGACTAAAGAACAACTTTTAGAAGCAGTACCTAATGCCAGAACTGTTCCACAGATTTTTTTAGATGATAAATTAATAGGTGGGTTCACGGAACTCAAACAATATTTCGAAAAGGTATAATATGTTTATTTCAAAAAGTATGAAATCCGGCGATGTAGTTACTATCAAAACTACAGCAGGTGAAGAGATCATTGCTAGACTAGTAGAAGACGGCCCAATGGGTGTCACAGTTAGTAAGCCATTATGTTTAACAGCAACTAAGGACGGAATTGGTCTAGTTCCATTCTTGTTCACAGTTGAAGAAACAGTTGATGTTACTATCAGCAAAAATTCAATTATGGTATTGGCTCCAACTATTAAGGATGCCGCAGATACCTACATGACAAAAACAACAGGGATTGCCCTAGCATAATGCCAGCCGTAGCAAGAAAAGATGGAACCGATACTGTAGCCTGCACAGATGGTGCAGTGGGTTCCCCTTGCGGCAAAAATGTACACCATTGGGATACTCCTACTACACAAGCAACTGACGCTGGAAGCGGTAATGTTTTTATAAACGGTATCGGAGCTGTCCGTGATGGTGATACTATGAAGAGTCACCCAGACGGGAATCCATGTGTAAGTAGTCCGGTAAATCATGATCCTGCTCTTAGTACATACAGTTCGAATGTCTTTGTAAACGGAAAAGCAATTGGCCGCGTAGGAGACAAGTTTGATTCTGATGGTCACTTTGATCATACTATTAGTTCAGGATCTGGTAACGTATTTGCCAACGGCGCTTGACATTAATTTTTATACCTGTTAAACTAGTGCTAAGTATTCGTACTTGCCTATAAAGGAGAAATCAAATGGCTACAAATAAATTCGCAGAATTCACAAAATTGGTAGAAGAAATGGAAGGCGACTTCGAAAAGTTCTATGACAAAGAAGTTGGTGCCGCAGGTACTCGTGTACGTAAACACTTGCAAGAACTAGCTAAGTTGTGCAAAGAAACACGTAACGATGTAACAGCAGTTAAAAATGCACGTAAAGAAGCCAAATAAGTCAACTAAATACAAGTCTAAGGCGTTATATTATTATACACGCTAAAAGGAGTATAATATGAAAAAGATAGTTTTTGCTTTATCATTATTGGCATTAGTCGGAACAGCAACAGCACAAGCACACGAAGGATTTCATTATCGAGGTGGTTGTTGCTATCGTGGTGGTTACGGAATGGGTTGGGTCGCTCCAGCTGTAATTGGTGGAGTGATTGGTTATGAAATCGCCCAACCTCGTACAGTAGTTGTTGAACAACCTCCAATTGTTTATACACAACCTCAACCTTACGTCCAAGCACCTCCTCCAGGATACCATTGGCAACAAATGATTGACCCCCAGACCAATACTCAAAAAATTGTATTGGTACCAAACTAATGGCCTACAGCGACAAAGTTATTGACCACTATGAAAATCCACGCAACGTAGGATCTTTTGATAAGAATGATCCTACAGTGGGTACTGGTATGGTCGGTGCACCTGCTTGCGGTGATGTCATGAAACTACAAATAAAGGTAGATGAAGATGGTATTATTAGAGATGCTCGTTTCAAGACATACGGATGTGGTTCAGCAATCGCGTCGAGCTCACTGGTTACTGAGTGGGTTAAGGGTATGCACATTGATGATGCTGTTAATCTTAAAAACTCCCAGATCGCAGAAGAGCTCGCACTTCCGCCTGTAAAGATACATTGTTCAATCCTAGCCGAGGACGCTATCAAAGCGGCAATCAATGATTACCGTAACAGACAAAGCCAAAACTAAGATCAAGCAAAATCTAGCCAAGCGTGGTAAGGGCGTTGGTATTCGTATAGGCGTAAAAACTACCGGTTGCTCGGGCCTGGCCTATGTTTTGGAATATGTGGACAAGTATGACGGAGAAGAAGGCATAATCAATTATGCCCAAAACGATTTCTGCGTACTAGTCAGTTTGAAAGACGAGCCTTACCTAGCAGGCTTAACAATGGATTGGGTCCGCAATGGACTCAATGAAGGATTCGAGTTTACCAATCCAAATTCCAAAGGCGAATGTGGATGCGGAGAAAGTTTTCGAGTATAAACCCATTTGACACAGTTGGCATAATCTAGTATAATACTAGCTATTGTTAAACTATTGGAGTTCAAATTGACACCAGATCAGCAACATTTTTGGAACATACTTAAATTTGATCCTAAAACTATGGCAGATGAATTGGGTAATCTAATGCAAGATGCTAAGTTAAGATACGGTGATGATAGTAACGAGTTTCATAATACAGTTGATCGATGCGTATTTTTATCAATGCAACAATGTCAGAATGATATTGATTTGCTTCGCATGACTAAACATTGGCTTTCTAAAATGCAACTTCCGTTTGATGCAACCAAGATGAAATCAACTGACCCTTTACACAATCGAATTGGTGGACTTGTTTCAAAATTAACAGAAACACAATCAGGCAAGCAACTAATGGAGTGGAACTGATATGTCAATGCATTTAGAAGGTCCGTGGCTATCAACTACTGGCAAAAAGAAAGGCAAACAGAAATTCGCTAGTGCAGAACATGCCCGTAAGGCACGTGAGCAGGAAGAAAGTTGGAAGGAATTACTCAAGCGTCAAGGAATTGAGCTTGATGAAAAGAAACGTAAGCGAGCATTAAGTTCAGAAACTCTGAGCAGTTCTTACAGTTTAAAAATCCCAGAAGGTCGTAATACTACTGCTCACATTAAGAGTTTGAACAGTGGATTAGGTGTAGCAACTTTGTCTCCATCTAAAGTTTACACGGGTGATAAGGTAAAAGGCATCGCAACCATGCATAAAAGCAACGCTGTGCCCGTTTTTAGCGATGAACAAGCAGTTGACATTTCTCGAATGAGACGTTAAACTGTGTATAAGTATAAACATAGTACTTTTCCTCTGTTTTCAAAGGATAACTATATATTGTCCCCGAAAGGTTTTGGGGCAAACGGCTTTTTGTTAAGGAGAAATGAATACAGCCAGACACTAACCAATGACGGTGGTAGCGACACCTCATCCAGCGTAAAGGAGAAAAAAATGATACGCATCATCAAAACAGGTATTAATTTGCTAGTTATATTAGCAATAGCATTATCAGTTCAACACGTGGTTGTGTTGAAGTTTCAACATTTGAAACAAGCTCGCGAAGACGCGAGTCCAGTTACAGCACAAATGAGACAAGCACAATTAGATTGTCTAGCTCGTAACATTTATCACGAAGCAGGCACTGAGCCATTTGAAGGCAAAGTAGCAGTTGCACAAGTTACAATCAATCGTGCAGAAAGTAGCCAATTTCCCGGCGACATCTGTAAAGTTGTATATCAGAAGAATGTAGTGTATGAAAAGGTACTCTGCCAATTTAGTTGGTATTGTGAGAACCCAGGAGCAAGTTTAAAACCAATGAACGGCCCAATATACACAGAAAGCATGGAAGTAGCAAAGAAAGTAT